CTAGCTGTAGTAGGAGATACAGTAGCCCATGAGTTAGCCGATCTCGAATATTTATACATCGTGACAGCCGCATTGCCTAAGAGATAGAGTGAATTTTCATCACCTTCTATTTCGTAAATAGAACCAGCCGCAGGAGCTACACCAAGAGTTCCAAAGGTAAGAGTAGTAGCCGTATTTGATGTGATAAGAGCATTCTGTCCTAGTCCAGTGCCGCCCGTGATGCGTACTCTGTAATTTGTCCATTGGTTCGTAGTCCAGTTTTTACCACTATTCACAAGAGTAGTAGTTGAGCCACCAGTCGCAACACCGCTAGCCAATACATCTTCAATCGAATAAAAGCTTGTGTTATCGGGAGGAGATGAGAATACACCCGATAGGGTAAGCACCGTAGCGGTATTAGATGTGATTTGGTATAGAGCTTCGACAGCACCTGTAGAATTATTTGGCGATCTAGTTCCCGCAAAAATTCGCACCCAATAACCAGCCCATTGATTGATCATCCATTTAGCCGATGCGTCGCTAATAGTGGCGTTTGTGGTATTAGTAACGGAGCTAACTTGCCCAGAATAATATACTTTTGGGATTTGATAAGCACATACCATTTTGCTATCAGCCGTAAGCGTCGGAACGCCTGTAACCGTTAAGTTTCCAGACCATGCGCGAGTAGCAATATCGTAAGACTTGAATGTTCCCGCCGCAGTTGTACCTCCGCCAAATACATAAATCTGCCCTGTGCTAATTCTGAATGTATGGGTATTAAGAACCGCAGTGGCAACAGGAGCCGACCATTGGATTGTGATTGTGCCTGTACCTGCATTATTGATCACACCTGTAATCACACGCCGTAATCCGTTATTTGTCCCACTGGCTAAGAATTCTATTGTTTCCCCAACTGCTACACCCATAATATTATGAGTACTGGCTAGAACCGTTGCAGTAGTAGTCGATCCACCGTTTGCAGTATAGGTAAAAGACCAAGGGAAAAACACTCCACAAGCACCTGCGCCAAAAGTAGCAAGAGCAGGGGATGGAATCTGATTCCATCCATCAGGACGGTACAGATGCACTACGGTTCCAGATGTGACATACATCATGATTGGGCTTCTACCAGTCGGATCATTGACCACAAACATATTGGCAGCCGAAGCGACAGGAGCGTTACTCGTAATTTGCTGAGCAACTGGTATATGAACGGGAAACTGTAATCTATTGTTGATAGCCATAGTTTAGGTATAAAAAATATTTGCAGAATTTGCTTGAGCCGCCGCTAATTGCGATTGATTGAAAAGATACTCCGCAGCCGAGACACTCCCTATCTGTGCCAAGTTGGTAAGCGTTGCGACTGTTGTCACGTTGGCTAAAGTTGGCAATGTTGTGATTGCATTGATACTCCCAATGGTAGCGCTACCCGCCGCTAAGACTGCATTAAGGTTTACACCGTTTAATGCATTTGTCAGTGCTTTTATTTCCTGCAAAGTTATTAATTGGGCAGTCAGTAAATCCTCAATATTAATTTGATTCTCTCGGGTTGCAGGATTTTGCGTAGGATCATCATAAATAATCTGCAATGGATCGCTATTTGCCATCGCACTAGTATCAAAAGTCAGCGTGAGTACGTTGCCTGATACCGTGCCGCCCTTTGCTGGAACTGCAAAATTATAGATAATGACATCAGCTACAGAATTTGTGATTAAGGCAAAATCAGAAAGATTCACGCTCACAAAATCAGGAAAAGTTATTGTCCGAGCCGACGCATTAAAGATGTAATTTCTGATTTTATTATTCATAATGCCACCGCATAGGCTATTGCCAGTTCTTCACTAATTCCAGAGCCACCAGTATTTGTTACCCAAGTCATCACACCCGTACCATCGGTTTGTAATATTTGCCCTGAAGTTCCGTGATTTGGCGGAAGTGTAAAAGTCAAATTCGCCGTCTGACCTGACGCAGGAACTTGCAGGACGGATCGCCAATTTGCGCCGCTTTGACTAGCTCCAGCGTTAAGCGTAAAGCTAGGTTCGGTAGTTCCTTTAATATCTTTAATTACTGACATATTGGTTAAGCGGGGACAGAATAGTAAACAAGAATACGACCAGCTCCAGCACTTGCACCGCCAGCCGCGTAAGTAGCGATTAAGGTTTCACTCGAAGCTGTTTCACCTGGGTTTGATTCGTAAATATCCTTAGCTGTACCAGTCAGGACGTTTTGACCACTACTCATATATTTAGAAGTTGTACCAGAAACCCCAACCGTAAGAGTTGGAGTTCCATTGAAAGTAGTATCAATAATGACTTGTACCCTGTGAACAATGGCATTAGCAGGGGTAGTGAAAAGCGTTATAGGTGACGCAGTTCCAAAAGCGATCGATGTAGTATCGACGCTCATCTTGTCAGCAGTTGAGCCACCCGCACTAACCCAACTAAGTACACCCGATCCATCGGTTTGCAGAACTTGAGAAGGAGAGCCGTCATCAACTGGCAATGTCAGAGTATAAGCCGCAGTCATTCCAGTCGCGGGGCGGTTCAGTGTGATAGACCAATCAGCACCCGATCCAGCCGCATCCGAATTAAGTATTAATCCAGTATTGCCAGTAGCTTCAAATTGAGAAGCCTGTACCTTTACATCAGCGCTATCTGCGCTATTTCTAGCAGCAATCCCGCCTGTGATGCCTTTCCAAGCATTAGTACTGATTCTAAAGATGTTTTCAGTTGTACCTTTTAAATCCTTAAATAGTCCCATTGATTTATCCTATTCGTAATAAACAATTACAGTTCCCGATCCTTGTGTGCAGCCAATACCAGCTACGAGGGTAAGCAAAATATTGGTATTTGATGCGTACTTGTGGAAGGGAGTTGTTGCGTAAACATCTGTGGAAAGTGGATTGTTTTGCCCTGTAGCCATAAGCCTTTGAGTGTTGCCACTATCACCGATAGAGATAGTAGAAGCCACATCAAAAGCAACATCAAAGCCAATCTCAACTCTTGTTATTCTTTGCCCTGCGATCGCCTGATAAATAGTCTGTGTGGTCACATCCCCATAGCTAAAAGGTAATGCCTTCTGTTTTGCCAAGAAGCCAGTATTATTAATCTGCACAGGAGCAGTCTGTACGATTAAAGTCGGTTGATTAGGGATTTCTACAATTTGCGTCATGGCGTTGGCACTGGATCGATAACGTTTATCTGTAATTCCATCTTGAAATCAGGAGCGCCATTAGCAATTAGCTCTACGAAGCAGTGACCTGTCCATAAGCCAGTGGTCATGCCTGTCGTTTGCACATCACTATACTCAAATGTCGCGAGTCCATTAGGGTATTTAGTGATCGTCGGAACTAAGCTTATTGCTGATGTCAGCGATGGGGCGATCGCAAAATAGATGTTGTACAGACTGAGATCTAATGGCTGTAATGGTTGCAAAACGCCATTAATACTGGCTGGTCTATAGTTGAAAGTCAATTGACTTTTCCAAGGGAAGCCTATCAAGATTGGATTGTTTGTAAATTTATTGATAGGGAGAGGGCTAGCGCAAGTCATCTTTATTAAAATAAGCGACCTTGCGATCGCTTATTCCTTCTAGCTTTGTTCAGTTTCTACAGGTGTAGATTTTGATTTTCTCTTTGGTACGATCACTTCAGGTTCGTCAACTTGAGAAGCGCTAGGATCGTAAACTTCGTATCCCTCTGCTTGCCAAGCTGGTAAATCTACAAGATAAACATCTTTTATAATGCGATCGCCTTTTGATACCGTGACGGGGTTTTGTGGATAAGCCATAAGGTTTTAATTAGAACGAGGGGACGATCCAAGCGCCATAAGTCAAGCTTCCAGGTGTGCCAGTGCGAGTTGCCGTTACTCGAATCGCTTCGGCGGTAGACAAGCGATCGGCAACTTCATCACCACCAAACATGATTTCAGTCTCGCCAGCAGCACCCGCAAATACAGCAGCAGGTAGAGTACCAATTACTGTGTAAGTACCACCAACGGTAGCAGATACTTCAATAGTGATCACCCATTCAGCAGTACCCGCAACATAGCCAGTATAGGCTGCTTGGGAGATACAAACCTTAAAGGCTTCGATCTTACGTGAAGCAAACAAGATACCAGTAGAGCTAGTAGTAGCAGATAAAGCCGCCGATGCGTAATCACGAAGTTGCAAGTCACCATCGTAAGTTCCACGCGCTCTACGATCTGCAATAGTTGAAAAAGTTTTAGCCATTTTAGAAATACCAAGTTAATTGTTTGAAAGCATTGCGTTAAGCTACAGCATTGCCAGCCCTGACACCGTACAAACGAGCAGCGCCTTGTCCGTCTTTAACTGCGATCGATTGATAATGTTCCACACGGGTACGGAACACAGGCTTGACATCAAGCTCACCGAGATCGCGTACTTGCATACCGCCATTCTGTAAGCCGTGAACGCCCATGGTAGTAAAGCTGACAACGTAGATAGAACAGCTTTGAGCAGTACCGCCACCAGCACCGACTTCTGTGAATGGTAAGATCTGCGATTTGTTGCCATCCTGATCTAGGACGATGATAGGCAGATCGTTGTAGAACGCAATTTTGCGCCCAAAGTTATCAAGTTCGTAGGTAATATATCCGCCTACGTTTTGGTTACGAGCAGCAGTAGTTAGCACACGTCGCATTGTTTTGTTCATGATGATGTGTGTGGGGTTAGTCACTTCATCAATCGCCGCATCTAAGCGCTCTAAGCTAAGCACATCACCACCAGAAGTTGATCCATTTGAGATCAACTGAGTTCCAGTCAAGCGCTTACGCAATCCATCAAATGAGCGCGGATCGGTAGCAGTATCACCTTGAATGAATTGCTGAGTCCAGCGCAAAGCAAGCGCCCGCACTTTCATCATTTCATGCTGAGAGCGAACGCCTGGTCCATCGGTATCAATGATGAATTTATCAACATCTAAATCACCACCAAGGATGGACAGAGTTTCTGTTACGGGGTTGACTACACCAGCAGACTCCGTGTAGCTTTCGTTTACCCCTCGAAATGCAATACCAGGTAGAGTTTCCTCGCGATTGTAGCTGTATGCGTTACCAGCAATATCGACAAAAGGAATATTTTCGAGAATACCGCTTGAGCTAGCGAATTGCTCGATGATTGCGGATTCAAATACTTTGCCTTCATTAAGCGCAATCTTCGACGCTTCGGTAAGGGTTAATGCCATGATCTTCTTCTATTTCTAATGATTTGCAAGCCCTCTGCTGGCATTGCGCCTCACTAAATCAAAGATTAGTCATTGCGAGAAACCTTTTTATTAGTCCAATGTGATTTCCATACTCGTTGCGATATATAAAAATCAGATTGGCAGTTATCAATAAAATAGCATATTTAAGTGAATAACTTAATTGTAAAACCAAAAAGCACCTAACGTTAGGTGCTTTTTGGTTATCTATTTTTACGCGCCCATTCCGCCCTCTGGACTGGATTCATCTTAGCTAGCTCATCGGTGGGGATACCACCGCCACGCTTACCACGGCTACCACGCAATCCATCACCAGTGGCAACTCTCGGGGTAAACATATCAGGATAAGCCTTCACAATCTCAGTCTCGATCCAAACATCAATAGGCAGATACTTATTGCGATCGTCAGGATGATAACGTGGATCGCCTGACTTATCCACAACGTACACACCATCAGCGTCTACACCGTCTTCAGCACGGGTTAGATAAGCCAATTGGGAGCGAAATGCAGAGTCCTTGGTGAGCAGATTTGTGTACTGTGGTTTGATGCCAGTACTGGAAAGATTGAGGGCGATCGCTGCATCGATACGAGTCTCGTTAAGTACTACCATTGCCTTTTTTGCTTTAGCCTCAGCAGCTTCTTTTTCGGCTTGCAATCGTTTCTTTTCAGCCGCCGCTTGTTCACGCTCTAGTTTACGTGCTTCTTCGGTATTCTTTTCCTTCTCAGCTTGCTCTAGCTTGGCAGTGCGCTGGAATTCGATTGCTTCCTGAACTGCGTTCAAGTCCATGCCTTCAAAAGCTTTAAGTCTATCCTCCAACTCCTTAGCCTTCTTGGCAAGTTCCCTAGCTTTAGCTTTCTCAGCTTCTAGCGCCTTTTGTCCCTTCTCTCCCAATGGCACATCAGCCGATCCTGTGTCGCCTTCTGTGGTTTCACTCAAGTAACGATTAAATCCAAAATTCATAAATAATCCTAAGCTCTAATAATTTTCGATGTATTGATTCTCGCAATATTCTGAATGCCTAGCTCACTAATAATTGCTTGCTTAATGCTGTTCAGTGCGTTGTAATAGCCTGATACTTCTGTCCCTTCTTTGCGGGAAAAGGAATAGAAACCAGGTACGGATTGAGAGGT